GAACTGCGCTTCACTGCCCTGCACCCGCTTTCGGCAACGGCCTCGGTTCGAACCGCCATTTCCGGGCATCATCCCCGATTTTCTGGAACAGTCTGGCTTCGGCCAGCATGGGCGTGTCCTCGGAGATGCCGAACTGCCAGCATTTGCGTGAAGCATTCCAAATGCCGTACTTGACCCCAGGGACACCCAGATAGTAAGTATCACGTTTCATCGTCTCACCCCCCAAAAGCTCTCACGGACGGTATAGGGCGGCTCCCCAAACTCCACCACATGGAAGCGGCCCTTGGGATGTATGTAGATTACCCTGCCGCTTATGGCCTGTGGCTTGCTGCCATTAGAATCGCATAGAGTTACGGGCTTTCGGATGACAATATCGCCAATCCGTAGGGGACCTGCTGCTGGTGCTTGCATGACTTCTGGCTCCGGACCAGGCGTAGACCGAGCGGTCAGGTGCCGTTGTTTGCGCTTCTTTTTCACTGCTGCTGCACCTCCTCCGGCTTCCGGCGGTAGGCCAGCCAGGTATTGCCGTAATTTTCACAGTGGAACATTTTTTGAGAAGTCCATTTTTCAAAAGTGATGCCAAACTCGCTGAGTATGATGTAACGACCTCCATTCGGAATGCACGGGGATTCTATCCACACTGGTTCTCCGTCCATCTCCCGCAGCTCCTCCAGGGTCAGCGGGTCGTTGGGCTGTAGCGGCTCTGCCTCAACCTCCGGGGCACTGTCAAACGCGGCGATAATCTGATTTGCCCGGTCGTTCGTGCCATCATCGCGGAGCAGATCATAAACCAGCTCCATAAATTCCTCCCGGTATGCATCGTTATCGTACAGCCTCATTTCGCACCTCCATTCACGGAAGATAATTTTCCTTTTTCCAAGATTCGTATTTGCATGATATGCACTTTTCATTGTCCTGCGGTGACGAGTTTTCGCAGCCTGGGCACGGCGATCCATAGCCGGTCAGTTCGCAATTATACCAGCCAACGCACTCTCGCAACCACCTTTGGCAGTGCCCAGCACTTTCCACCCGGCACCTGAAGTTGTTTTCCACGTCCAGTCCCTCCTCAAAACAAACTCTCCTGTCTAATTGGCTCAAAATTCATCCACAAAATTTCCTGCCGCGTCCGGCTCAGCTGATCGGTAGCGGTAGCCTCTGCCCGGTACCAGCCCACCAGCTCCGCGTCATACATGGCGCTGGGATATCCGCTGAGCAGGACCGGCCCCGGATGCTGCTTCAATGCAGCCAGCAGCTCCAAGTGATCCTTGTCGGTCATCTCGTACTTATACTGCCGCTTGCCGCCGCTCCGGGCAGACAGCACATAGGGCGGGTCGCAGTAGATGAGCACGTTGGGGGCGTTGAATCGGGATATTACCTCCACCGCCGGTCGGCACTCAATCTGGACACCCCGCAGCCGCTCAGCCGCCTGGAGGATGCCATCAGGCAGCTCCGTCCAGTTCCGGGCTGCATAGGCCCGCTCCCGGCCCTGTATGTCGCTTTTCCAGCCAACCCGGACTTCATTGGTGCGGAATCCATAGCCCTGATTGCACTTCACCAGAAACCGGGCTGCCCGTTCAAATGGGTCTTCCGGGGCTTCGGACAGATATGTAGCCTCGTATATTTCCCGGCTGTAGGGGGTGAAGTACACCAGCCTGCCCAGTTGCTCTGGATCTCTGCGAATGCAGTCAAACAGGTTAACCACTTCGCCATCCAAATCGTTGACCGTCTCGATATTGGACCGGGGCTTGTTGAACAACACCGCGCCGCTGCCGAAGAACGGCTCCAGATAGCTGTGGTGCTGGGGGAAGTGGCCGATGATCCAGTGGGCCAGCGACCACTTTGCCCCAGGGTACTTGATAACAGCGTTCATTCTACCCACGCCCTGTCCGGCAAGCAGTCCAGCAGCCGGTCAAACGCTCTCTCCAGCGCGGGGCGTTCAACCCAGTCTGCTTTGACCATAGCCTCGTAAGCGGAATCAATTTCCTTGATCTGCTGGAGCAGGGACGTATTTTCATCCCGGAGGATGTCAAAGGTGGCCTTCAGGTAGTCATACTGCTGCCGCAGATCCAGGAACGATACCAGGATGCCGAGGCACTGCCCCACGGTGGAAATAATCTCCGCTTTGGTTTTTCGCATCAGCCGTTTTCCTGATTCGGTCTGAGCCAGATCGCTTTCATATCCGGTGAGCGCGTAATAGTCCTCCTCAAAGCTGTCAAAGCCAATCGTCTGGTAGCGGTTGCCGATCAGCGCCACAGTGCAGTCATCGAAGGTCTGACCGAAGTCCTCCTCGTACCGAGCCAGGTCATAGATCACCTCAAACAGTCGGTCCGCTTTTGCCTCTAAATCCGAGAACGCCATCTTGAACTCCCAAGCATCATCTTCATCCCCATCCAGGGTATTCAGCAGTGTTTCCTCATCTTGCTCGCTCCACCAGTGGATGGCAGCCATGGAATCTCGCATTTCATCCAGCTCATCTCGGATGTGGTCGAAGCCCATAGAGGCCAGCGCCGCCCGTTTATATCGCAGATTGCGGGCCCGGTACGCTTTGCTGCTCTCATCCACCATAGGCATAGGGAATAACCTCCTTTTTCGATAACAAGTCAAACTGAGCATCGTCCATACGGAACGCAGCATCTATTTCATCAAAGCGCAGTTTCCGTGTGAACAGTTCGGTAGCTTTCTCTGGGAGTGCCTGTAATTCCAGCAGATGTCCCCAAAGATCAGGATGATGGTCATAAAGGTGGCGTAGCTCCTGCGCCTTTGCGTTGGGGCAGAAGAAACAGCCGTTTCGTGGTGCAAACTCATAAATTGGGGAAAGTAGGCCATGCTTTCGGCACAGAGCTAGGGCAGCGTTTTCCGTAACACCATACTTCTTCAGGAGCGAAACCGTCGGATATTTGTAGCTGTCCATCTTAGCAAGGCGATCCACTTCATCATCAGCGATGCCAACGTACTGGACGATTTCATCCCCGCTCCAGTTGGCTCGCTTCCATGCATCTAAAGGGCGGGCTTTCAAATCCCTTTGTACATAACAGCGCCCGCACAGTGGCCAAGACCATATTTTCCCAGCCCATGCGCCATTTCCGCCTATACGATGTCGGAATCGTTCGACGAAATTTTTCTCGCTTTTGACAATATGAACTGGAACACCCTCTTTTTTCAAAAATGGGATAGCGACGCTATAAACAAAGCTGCGGTGCTCAGGAACCTCCCCGCTGGTCTCCTCGTCAAACATAACCTCGCAATACACAACTTCATCTAGCCGTTCCTTATGCTTCAGCGCCAAGATAATGGTAGCCATACTGTCTTTCCCAAATGAGCAGGACACGACATGCCGTTTCAAGTCTCCGCCTCCTCTGCGTCAAACAGTCTGTTCATCACCTTTGCCCATTTACACTCGACTTCTTTCTCCGCGGACACCAGGGCGGAGAGGACCGGGTATAGCGGCCTGGGATGTGTCGGGCTTCGGTTCGGTCATCATAGTCTTCGGTCTCCCAGCCGATCTCGCAGGCATAGGCCATGCCGCGCTTCCCCTGCTTGATGGAGCTGGCGTGTTCACACTGTCTGCAATGGGGGAGGGTGTTGTCGGTGGTCATGGGCTCCAGCCCTTTGGGGAACTCCTGAATCAGATCGTCGCCCCAAACGTCCCGGAGCTCCTCACTGTCCTTCAGCAGAATGGGGACGCTATTCCGCCGGGCAAATCCGACCAGGGCATCCAGCCATTCCTTATAAGGCCGAGCTTTTCCCGGCCAGTTCCCTGTTTCCGCCCCGACGATGATCCACTCAACAGGCTCCAGGGCCGCACCAAGATCGATCTCGCCCATGATGGGTTCAATGCTTACAAAGCGGTGGGCGGCCGGCGGGATGCTGGCGATCCGGTCTAACTCTGCCAGCCGGGTGACCGTCGTGCCATACCAGAAGTTATTACCGTGGGGGAGGAGAGCCAGCTGCTCCAGGGTCCTGTAACGCTCCGGGTACTTGGTGAGGAACATATACTTGTGCTGGGGAGCAGCCTCGCAAGCATCGAACACGTCCACGATCCAGCGGGTGGGTACCGTGGGGGCAAACAGGTCCCCCATGCTGCACACGAAGATGCTCGCCGGTTTCTTTTTCTGTGCTGGCATAGCCAGCCGGTAGCGGTGAAAGGTGGTGCCAAAGGCCACCGGGAACAGGACGGGTTTTCCCACCTCGTTTTTGAACGGCTGCTCCAGGATGTGGGCCCGTCCGCCCAGAGTAGTGACGGTGGTAATCTGCCCCGAGGCCAGGTTCAGCCGGACATCTCCGCAAAAGCGGCGGGCCTGCCTCCTGGCATAGCAGTAATGGCAGCCCTTCGGACAGCCCGTCACTGGGTTCCAGGTGAAATCACACCAGTCGATTGCGCTTTTATTCATCATGGCCTTCTTCCTTCCATTCGGTAATGATGCAGTCGCGGCAGTCGTAGCCGCACCGCTGGCAGTAGTCACAGAGGCCATAGCCGTCCCTGTCTGCTGCCAGAATCATGCCTTTCAGATCCGGCACATTGATTTGGCGGCGAGGGTGGAGGAGTTCCAGCACTCTGGCAAGGTAGTGGGCGGCGTCCCAATCTCCGTACACCTCCAGAGGGGCTTCAGACTCGTCCGTTTCCCCATCTGTGGTCCAGATAGCCACCGCCCCGCCTTTCGGATTGTGATCCCAATGGGCCTTGGTTTCTTTAATCACCTCGCCGTTGGGGCCGAGTGTCCTGCAGCCCATTACGGCATCGCCTATGCCGATACAAACAACGCTCATAATTGAGCCTCCTCGTAAAAAACATGGTATATCGCTTGAAATACCGGGAAGAACTGCGCTGGAACTACGGCGTTTCCGAGGCACTTAAGTCGGTCCACCCGAGAGGGAACCCCATGAGCCACTCGACCCACGTCGGGTTCAGCTGGCCACCAACCGAATCGTTCAGGTTCGCCATCCCATGGCCTTCTGCTTTCTTCTTCGCAATGTACTCCGGACTGTGCGGCGGAAAGTAGTCTCTCGCCTGCGGGGTTGGATACATCTGCACCGCTGTCTGCAGGTCTGGGCCGCCCTGACGTGTCTCCGCCTGCGAAGCTCCCGTCCCGCATCGACTGGTCGGGGTAGGCCAGAGCTTGACAGCATTGGCCAGCTGATCTGTATGGTTTCGCTTCCCTTCTCGTGTCAGGTGGGCGATGCTGTTGGCGCCTTTGAAATCCCTCGCTGTTGGTGTCGGCCACATTCGCGCCGCATCCACCTTGACTGCTTGTTCTAATGTTGGTCGGAAGTTGGGGCTGCTGTATCCCCCGACTTTGTTTGCTCTTGGAGTCGGCCACATCCTTACCGCTTCCGGCAGTCCCTGCTGGTGGCTGTTTGGGCCCCGACATTTCCAGTCTGATGCTGTTGGAGTAGGCCACGATGGCGCATCGGTCCCGCCGGTGCGGGGCATCGACACCGCAAGCCGGAATAATAAACGTCCTTGTTTGGTATCCCTGGTTTTCCAGGTCAGATAGCACCTGGTCGAGCGCCATGTTGACGATTCCAGCAACGTTTTCTCCAACAACCCAAGTGGGCCGGAGCTCATTGATAACTCTAAGCATTTCTGGCCAGAGATAACGGTCATCATCCTTGCCTCTACGCTTCCCGGCCACACTGAATGGCTGGCAGGGGAATCCCCCGGAAATAAGCTCAATTGTTCGTAATCCTGTCCGCTCATAAAAACTCTCCTTTGTAAGCGTTCGGATATCCTTCCAGCGTGGCACCTCCGGCCAATGTTTCTCTAATACTGTGGTTGTATAGTCCGCCCACTCGCACTGGCCCACCGTCCTGAAGCCCGCAGCCTCTGCCGCCAAGTCCAGGCCCCCTATTCCAGAAAACAGGGACAGATGGGTTGGTATGTACGAGTTCAAGGCACTTGACCCTCCTTTGTTGTGTCAAATAGGCTGTACTGGTTCTTGGCTTCCTCCCTTGCCAGTTCCTCATGGCGCACCTTCATCTTGCAGGTGTGGCCGTAGCCGTCCTTGAGGGCTTGGGAGCTGGTAAGGAGGCCGCCGCAGCGTTTACATCTCCGGGCCGGGATTCTGAATATCCCGTCATCGTGGTCGCTCATGGCCCGCACTCCTCTCTCGGCACATCTTCAACCAGCCAGCGAACGCACGCAGCTTCAGTAGAAAACTCCTCTGTCCAGGCGTCCCCATCCCTGTTGTCGATACCGACAAACTTCCTGCCGGCCTTGCGGATAAATCGCCCGAGCGGCTTATACTCCCCGGTGGTTTCACCGGAGTCCAGTATCCGGGCCGCCTCATTCTTGCCGATGTAACGGACACCAGCAGCAACGGCGATCTCTCTGGGCGTTTCCGCTCGGAGTTTACCGCAGCGGTCAGGATGGTTGAGACAAGGGTTCTTGCACCGGCGCAGGTCCGGGCACAACGCGCAGCACTGGTTCATGTGCTTTTTATCGCAGTTGAAAATACTGCACCGCATGGCTATTCTCCTAAATCCAAGATTCCACAATGCAGGGATCGTCGCTCTGGTCGCGGCGGAAGCGGATTAAATCATCCGGGATGGCCTCCCGGATCGCCTCCAGCGTTCCAGCAACGGCGACATACCGGGTGGGTTTGTCGAGGTCCCAGAGCCGGGCAACGAACTGGCCGGGATAATCCGCCGGACTGTTGTAGACGCAGATAATGGGGGCCTTGACTGTGCGTCGAATCTGCCCAAGGTTGAACCGCTCCACAGTGATGTCACTCCGCTCCATGGGGTTTATCCCTCCCTGCAAAAAGGTTATTGATTATGTCCAGGTAGGGCAGGACGCATTTCCCGCCCTGCTTGATTTCCCATTCCGGGAGCAGCAGCTCCGGTGATACGCTGGCCTGCCCAGGAGTCCACCAAGAGGCCCCGTATGCCTCCACAAGCGCCTTTCCGCCCCGCCGCGGGGAGATGGCCCAGGCTTCCCTTGCCGCCCGCCAGAAAGGCCACGGTACAGCGAAGAAGCGCCTCATGCTGAAGCTGACCACCACCAAGCCGACGGCGGCAGGGCTTCGGCAGAAATCATCCAAATACTCCGCCTGATGCTGTTCCACCCGGTCAAAGCGGATGCGGCCGTTCTCGGTGTGCTTGGCTTCCACCGCCACAGGGATGCTGTAGTAGCGGCCCAGGTAGTCCACGCAGCTCTTGTGCTCCACCTTGCACCCTGTAACCCGACCACGGCGGTCCCGCAGCGGGAGAAATTCGGTGGGCACCTTATGTACACAAGCCTGGCCGCTGGCCTGGTACCGGCTGTGTGCCAAATTCAGCAGGTCCTCAAAGGGGCGGCCCCGGTTGGCGAGGCTGTTCCGCATTAGATCGCCCCTCCGAATATTCCGGCTGCGATGGCGTTCTCCAGCTCCTTGGTGATGTAGAGTACCGTCCCCTTGCCGATTCGGTTTCCGGTGCCGGTGCGGCCTTCCAGAAACTTCACGAACAGGCGGGCCCCCTCCATGCTGGGCTGCGCTGCGCCCCCCTGCCGGTCTGCCAGCTTGGCGCCTTCCTCCATGCCGCGGCCATAGGTGCTGTCGATGAAATCGCAGAGCTGGGCATCGGTCATTTTGCGGAGCCGGGTCGCCCGATCATGGACTGCCCGCTCCTCATCGGTCCGGCGGCAGTTCTTTTTTCTGTTGCTCATGTGGTCCTCCTTATTTCGTCCGCCAGTCATCCCAGATCATTTCGATGCCAGAGCACATCTCCGTAAGGCGGCTGATGGTCTTGGCTGCCGTAATGCCATCGTCCCGGTCCGGGGTCATGCGGCGGATCAGGTTCTCTCCTGAGTAATTGGTGGTGATGATGATGGGCATATAGGCTTCATACCTGGCGTTGATGATGGTGTAGATTTGGGTAATACCCCAAGTGGTGGGCTGCTCAGTTCCGATATCGTCGATGATCAGCAGGGGGACTTCCTCATAAATCCGCATGATCTCTGCCTCGGTAGCCTCGCCCGGTCGGTCGAAGGTCTGCTTGACGCGAGCCAGCAGGTCAATCATCGTCATGCAAATCACCGGAGTGCCGCCCTGGATGAGCTGATTGGCGATAGATGCCGCCAGATGAGTTTTCCCGGTTCCCTTGGTGCCGGAAATAAACAGGCCGTTGCGTTCCTTGGCCGGCGGGGTGATGTGCCCGCGCTCATCCTTGACCGGAAGCATGATGGGGAAGCTGTCGGCATACCTCTTAGCAGCACTGTAGGCTTTGCGGTTGACGTTGGTGACCTCGAAGCGGTCAAAGGTTCGGTTCAGAAAGCGTCCCCGGATGCCGCTGTCCTTGATCAGCCGCCCGATGCGGGCTTGGATACGTTCCTGCTCTTTCCTGCGCTTCTCCGCCGCTTCAGCGGCCCTCTGGGCGGCCTCCTGCTGCTTCCAATACTCCTGGGCCTGGGGGCAAGTGCAATGCTCCGTTTCTTCGAACCAAGTAAAAACGTGTTTCTGCCCCGGCATAATGGCCCCATAGTGGTAGAGCATCCGACCACAGAAGGGACAGGGTTCCGGGGCCGGAGGCTCCGAATTGTATGTGTAGCCCTCTGCTTTCGCCTCATTCGGGTGAATTTTGTAGCGGTCCGGCAGGGGCTCCGGCTCATTCGTCTGCTTCCTCGGCGGGGTGGAAACCACCGATTCCGGCCCCCGCCCCCGCTGCTCCCGGCGGTCCAGTGTCCTTCCCATGGTCTGGTCCAGGACCTTTCCGATTTGCTCCATGTTTCCGTCGCTCCCTTTCTGCCTCTAATCTGTCCCAATCCGCAACATTCCGCACCTTTTGCTTGGCGAGGTTCCGCAGAATACCGCGGATATAATTCCAGTTTTGCTTTTCTGCGCCGCCATCTATGGCTTTATTGATGGCTTTCAAACAAACCTCCGGGCTCAGGGTTTCGGCGTATCCCTTCAGCTCATCCAGGCTTGTTTGCGAGGGCGTTGGGTTAATCCTGTTCAAGAAGAGGGACATTACCGCACCCAAGCCCTCGTTAGCGGCCCCCTCTGGCTGCCCTGCACCTGAGCCGCCTTCATCCTCCCCTAAGCTGGGAGGCGGAGGAATCTCGCTGGGCTTTTCCTTGATGTGCGGGTTTTGGTGCTTTTCAAATTTTGTTACCTGAATATAGCTCCGGTCCTCCACCTGATAGCGGATGATGAATCCGTTGGTGTTTAGGGATTCCAGCATATTGTCCACATCAGCAACGGTCACGTCATCGTAGCCGAGGATGTTTTTCTTCAGCCGGAGCGGCCGGTCCTCAAGGCGGCCAGCTCTGTCCGCCTGCCCCCATAGACCGATAAATAGGAGGCGGGTCAAAGGAGAGAGGCCGCCCAGGAGCTCGTTGTCAAAAAAGCTGGGCTTTATGCTTCTTGTCCTTGCCATAGGCGGATAACCTCCCTGTCAGCAGACGTACACTTCCGCGCCGGTCTGCTTTTGTACCTCTTCCCGGAATCGCTGTTCTTCGCTGTTGTCGGTGCTCAGGTGCAGTAAATAGATCTGCTGCAGCCTCCGTAAATCATTGGCTCGAAGCATATCCAGCAGATGTTCCAGGCTCATGTGGCTTTTCATCAGGCGCGGCACCCGCTCAATGGGGATGTAGCCCGCCTCCACGCTGCGCTGGATGCCCTCTCGGGAGTAATTGCACTCAGCCATGATGTGGGTCAGCCCGGTAAAGCGGTACCTCACAAAATAGGTGTCTGTGAAGTAGAGCAGCTTTTCCCCGGTAGCCGTACTGGTGAGCAGAAAACCAAGGGGCTCTGGTACATCATGCTCCACATCGAAAGGTAGAACTTGAAAAGTTCCCAATTGAAATTCCTCCAGGGCTTTCACCGGGTGCATCCTGTGCCCCGCCAGGCCGCAGGCGTCTATGGTGCCTTGGCTGGTGTAGATATCCATCCCCAGCCGGGCAAGGCCCGCGGCGGCCTTGCTGTGGTCCTTGTGGGCGTGGGTGATAAAGCACCCAGCGAATTGCCGTAGGCGGAAGCCGCTGCCGACCTGGAGGGCTTTTACGGGTATTCCCGCATCCAGCAGCACCGTTGTCTGCCCATCTCCGACAATGTAGGCATTACCTGTGCTGCCGGATGCGAGAGCCTTGATCTCCATTAGAACGAGGGCCCGCCAATGGTAGTCTGGCCGTCCGCCGTGGCCGCTCCGGCAGTCGGCTGGGGAGCCCCGGTACTGATGGCAGGAGCGGGCTCCTTGGTGATCTCCCCGGTGCCCTGGTTTACCTCGAAGCCCTGGGGCGGTGCGGGCAGTTCGGGGGTGGGGGTGCCGGGCAGAGCCTGGGGCGTGGTGTCGATAACCTCGCCGTTAGCGTAGATATCGATCACATCCTGAGCCTCCAGCTCCGCAATTCTGGCTTCCCGGAGCTTCATGTACTGGTAGCTGTCATCCACCTTCTTGGGATCGACCGGCATATACTTGGCGCTGTAGACCTCCCGCTTGATGGTTTTCAGGCACATTTCCTCATACCAGCCATCGGTCTGCTGCTCGACCTGTTTGCCGTTCTCCCAGACCTTCTGAGTGCCGCCCCAGAAATTGGCGGACGCATACTTGGGTTTGCGCTTCTCAATATCCCGCAGGGTCATAATGACCAGTTTGTTCTTCAGCGGGTCCTGATACTCGATGTAGCCGAAGCCGCCGACGATTTCGCCACGGTTGAAGGCGTCGTTGATGGCGAACTCGTAGCTCTCCACCCGGACACCCGCCGTTTTCTTGATGGGGCGGAAGGTGTCGGTGGAGTAGACCAGCTCAATGGTGACCGCCACCGGCGTTTCCAGGGCGTACTTCTCAGCGATGTACTGGATGCCGTTGTAGCCGGGCATCAGGTTCACATCATACTTCTGCATCTTGTTGTTCTTGAAGGGGATGGCGAACAGGTGGTTCTTCTGCATCATGTCCAGCCCCATGCGGGCGTAGTGAACAACATCCAGCGCCAGATCGTTCAGGTTCACGTTCTCCCAGGTGACGGGAAGGGGGTTGTCGTACTTCTCGTGGTCGCGGTTGTTGGCGTTCTTCCGCAGGCGCTCCTCCTCGGCGGCCTTCAGGGCCCGGTCGATGGCAACGAAGTAGCCCTGGATCAGCTGGCGCTGGTAGTCGGTGACCTGGATGGCCCCGACGCTGCTACCGAACTCCATCATCACCTTGCTGGTGAATCGCTCGGACATATTGGGCTTCTGCTCCCCCTGGGTTTGGAGGGCCCCGGTCTGGGGCTGGGGCGCGGGGGCGGGGGTGGTGGTCTGCGTTCTCTGATTGGCTGCCATTTTCATATCCTCCTTATTTGCTCCGCCGGGTAAAGGTAATCGGCGGCAGTTTGATGGGTTTGAGCTTCTCAGCCAAGGCGGCGGCCACCGGATCGGCCCGCTCCAGCTCGTCGGCCATGTGGCGGTAGAGGTGGATCAGGAGCGGAGCGTCCTTGACCGGGATAGTAGCGGCGGCCGGCTTGAAGCGGCCGAAGTAGTCGATGGCGCCATCCTGGATGATCTGCTGGGCCTCGGGGAACTTCTCGGCATCAATGGCCTCCAGGGCCCGTGTCAGGTAGGGGTCGGTGGCCTTGGGCTTTCCGAAGATCATGCCGCCGCGCCTCCCTTCGCATCATTCAACTCCAGGCGGAGCTTGGCATCCTGATCGGAAACCACCAGCCGGACCGTCTGCATGGCCGTGTGCGCCAGCCGGGTCACGCTCTCGGCGTTGTCAATGAATACCGGCATGGAAATCCCCCAGTGATAGGCCAAGGTCTCAATGATCTCCAGTCCGGCATTGATGCGAGCGGCGTTGTTGGCATCCCGGAAGGGAACCATGGAGCCCGCCTCATTGGGCACCAGGACCTCGCAGTCATCCTTGACACCGCCGTTCACCTGTTCCAAGAAAAGGCGGAACCGGACATTCTTGAATTTCCCGTTGATGCGGTCGGTGAGCATCCTGACCTTGGCCTTGGTGAACTGCTCGCAAAGGTAAATCCCCTTCTCCAGCTCCTCGTACTGCGCCGACAGAGCCTTTTCCTGATCCTGTAGCTCTGCGATGCGTTTCCGCTGGGCCTCCGCCTGATCCGCTTTGCCCTTCTGCTGCTGGAGCTCGCGGGACTCGGCGTAGACGGCCTGAATCTGGGCGTTCAAGGCCTCCAGGGCGGTGGTGGTAGTCTGGCCCGCCCCAGCCTCCGCGGCCTTGCTGGCGGCCACTGCGGCGGCGAGACTGGCGTATTCTGTGGTCTGCTCGAAGGGCGTGGGCGTCACCAGCTTGGCCTGCAGCGAAGCCTGCTCATCGGTGAGATTCTTCAGCTCCGCCTCGGCAGCATCGAACTCCGTCTGGAGCCCGGCGATCTGCGCCTGAAGGCCCTCGATCATTTCCTTGCTGGCCTCCCGCTGGCCCTGCTGGTTGACTGACTGGAGGCGGTTACTCTTGCCGATGTTGAACGCCTCCCGCATCCGGGTTACATCCTCAGCGGGGAGCTCTCGGTGGCAGGTCGGGCAGACCGCCTGCCCCTCGTCCCAGGTCTCGGCCTGGATAGAAGCGTATTCCTGCAGCAGATCCGCCCGGCGGCCCTGAAGCCGTTCCAGGTTCATGTTCTGGCGGTCGAGCTCCGCCCGGAGGTGGTATTTCCCGCTCATGGCCGTAGAGATGCGCCCTTGGAGCGCCGTAATAGAAGCCTGGGTGCCCTGATTCGCCTCTGCCGCCCGGTTGAGGTGGGCGGTGCGGGCCTCCGCCAGCGCCGCCTCGGCGGCGGCCACCCGCTTGCGGGCTTCCGCTGTGGCAGTGTCCCCGGCCAGGAGAGCGGCTTTCTGTTCCATCAGCCCATCCTGCTTGGTCTGGAGGGCCGAGAGCTGGGCGTCAATGGCCGCCACATCAATGGTCTCTTCCGGGATGGCCCGCTGCGCCTCGTCGATGCGGCCAGGAATGCCCAGGAGCTGCTTGTTGATGTCGGCCTTCTGGGCGGCAGCAATCTTCTTGTACTCGTCCACCGTATAGTGCTGGTCGGCGGTACCCGGCATCAGGAGGTAGGTGGGCAACTCCCCCAGTTCGCCGTTGCTGGCGATCACCTCGGTGTCGGTAACATCCCCGCAGACCTCCAGCAGAATCTTCCGGCGGGCCTCCCAGGGCATATCCTCCGGGAAGTAGTGGGGCATGGTCAGCATCTTCATCTGCTCGGCCCCGCCGCAGAAGCCCAGGAGGGCGGCGGTGTACTCCTTCTCCTTGACGGGAACACCGTCGATGAAGAAGTCCACGCTGTGGCCGTCGAACTCCTCCGTAGCAGAGCCGCGCTTTTTCTTATAGTTCTCGTGAAAGACCTTTCGGAGCGTCACCAGCCGTCCGCCGTCCATGGTGAACTGCGCCTCGGCGGCGTGGTCGAGGTAGTGAACGTCCCCGTCCGGGCCCTTGGTCTTGGGGGTGTAGCCCTTGGCCCCGGTGCTGGGGCGGTCAAAAAGGAGCCACGTCAGCGCATTGAACAGGGTGGTCTTGCCGGTGGCGTTATCGCCGTAAACGCTGGCGCTCTGGCCCTTGAAGTCGAATGTGGCGGCCTTGATGCCCTGGAAATTCTCAAGCCGCAGGGTGTTGATTTTCATGCCGCATCTCCTTTCAGGATTGACAGTTAGTGAATTTAGGTGTTATATTTGTGGTGGTGAGAAGGCCGTCCTCTTCGGAGGCGGTCTTTTTTTGTGCGCTTATGGCGCAGTAGGTGGAAATGATGCTGAATGCGATGTGCTCCTGCACCAGCTTTCCGAGGTACCAGGGCTGACGGCGATCTCCGCCGTCGTCTCCGTACAGCTGGATGATGCGGGACAGCTTCTGTGCCGCTGGCGGGTAGGCTTCGGCCCACTCGGAGTCCGTCAGCTCACGGCCCAGGTAACCGGAGGCTTCGTCCCTTACATCCACCAGAAACCGCGGTGCTTTTGGGTTCGGCATGGCCTATCCCTCCAGGCTGGAGAAATGGGCACCTTTGCACCAGAAGTAGTCCTCCGTAGGGGTGTACTCGCTGACCGGCATCTTGTGCGGATCAGCGCCGCAGATGTGGTCGCCCTCTCCGATGGCGGTGAACTCGGCGCACTCCTCGCACCGGCAGGCCGACTTGCCGATGATGGTCTTGACGGCGGGCTTGAAGGCGGCGATCTCCTTCTCCGGCACGTCCGCCTGGACCACCATGGCGCGGGCGGTACCATGGTTCGTCTTGATGTCCACGATGTCCCCGACGTCCACCGGCTCCGGCGTATAGTAGCTGTAGGCTTTGCCCGCCGGGGTACCGCCTTTGAAAAACTGAACCTTGATGATGTTCGTCATGCTGATTTATCCTCCTTTGTTTCGTCAGCAGTTTCCTGCTGCTCCTTTTCCTGGCAGTCGCACCGTTCTCCGGGGTCAAGGTGGCTGCCGCAGTGAGGGCAAATGATGTAATAGGGCATGGCGCTTACTCCTCCTTTCTCCAGGGGTTGCCGCCTCTCCGAATCTCCCGGAGGTCCGCCAGCCAATCCTTCACAGTCCTCTTCCCGGCATAGTAGAGGGCCGGGATCGCCAAGATGAGGTACTCACCGCCGCAGGCTTTATATCCCCGCTCCGCCAGCGCAAAAGCGCGGCCAAGCTCGAAGGTAATGCCCGTCAGGCAGAGGATAATAATCAGCTCCAGTACTGCGAAGATCAGCCGCTCGTTCACTTTCACCGCATTCAACTCCTTTCTGCTAAATGTAAAGCCTCTCCATGAGGTATTTCCGGGACACCCGGCCCGAGGTGGTAACAAAGCCCTGGGCTTCCAGCTCCTTGTTGAGCTGCTGCATGATACGGTAGGCCCGGCTCTCGCTGACCTCGCACAACTGCATGACCTCCCGGACCTTGACGTACTTGGGGACTTCCTGCTCCTTCCGTTCGATATCTGCCATGGCGTGGGCCCTCCTATTGTCCGACGTACTTCTGCATCCAAAGGCGGAGCTCCATCGAGGCGCGTTCCATGGTCTCCAGGTTCTTCATCACCTGTTCCAGCTGGGGGACCTCGTCCTGGGTGATCTGGCCGTCGCCGGCAATCTCCAGAATAATCTGCTGTACACAGCTGGCCCCCTGCATGGCCGACATGACCTTGAGGGCCAGGCGGTCAATCTGGAGCAGCTCGCAGGGCGGGATCGTCTTTTTGCCCAGCGGACAGAGACTGGCGCAGTAGTGATTGCAGAGCTGGGGGGCCTGGTAGGCGTGGGCCATCATCAGGACTTCCTCGGGGTAGGGAACGAGGACCCCGGCCTCGATGCGGGCCAGGCGGGTACGGTCAATGCCGGTTTCCTCCGCCGCACCCTCACGGCTTCCCAGATGGTCGTTGCACTTTTCCGCCGCTTTTCGTGCGAGATAAAACACGTTGTCAGCCGCTTTCGTGGCGTTTCTGGGCATTTATTATCCTCCTTCCTTGTGGTAAACTTTTTTCAGATTAGGCGGAACTCTCTTTTAAGGAAACTTCATCCGCAAAAAAAATCTCCTCAATGGTAAGCCCCCAATGAAGGGACAGCTTGAAGGCTTCCTCCAGCGTTACGGGATGATAGCCGATCTCCCGCTTGCAGTAAAGGACTGCGGATTTAAGCCCCAAGAGCTCCGCCAGGTCCCGCTGCGTTTCATGGTGCTCCAGTCGTAACTCCCGCATCCTGTTTGCCATCCTTGACCCCCCTTTCTTGAAAAATTCTTTTAAGGAACTTTTGCGTAGTCCTATACTAACACTTCCTTTTAGGAATGTCAAGTCGTTTTCAAAAGAAATTTCTTTTCCGGCAAATTTCTCCTTGTGTTTCTCAAAAAGAAATAGTAAAATAAAAGGGACAATTGGAGGTGTATGTTATGAATCGAGTATCTATGCTCCGCAAAGAAGCGGGATTGAGCCAAAAGGAATTAGCCGCCCGGCTCGGGGTGCAGCCCTCGGTGGTGTCCAAATACGAAAATGGCGGCATCCAGCTCCAAGAGGATACGCTCCGTCAGCTTGTCATCATCTTCGATGGAGTATCAGCGGATTTTATTTTGGGGCTGTCTGATGACCGGAAGCGCGGCACATCCCGCGCCACACCGCAAATCGTCTGGGATGCCGTTGCCCTGGTGGAAGGAGCCGACACGCTTTCGGAGGAAAACCGCACCCTGCTCCTGGACTGTATCAAGGACCCGGAGATTCTGGCTCTGGCTGGCCGGTTCCAACGTCTGTCCAAGAAATCAAAGCGCCGGGTGGTGGAGTACATGGATCTGCTGCGGCTGGCCGATGAGCAGGCCAAGACCGAGCGTCAGGAGTCTCAACCGCCTGAAGAATAAAAAAAGCGCCCCGGCTGGCGGCCGGGGCGGTCTTGCAAGGGGGGGTGGTTTCGTGCCTGCTTACAAATACACAACCAAGGATGGAGCTGTCCGCTGGATGGCGTCGTTCTGGTATTTGGACTGGACCGGGAATCGGAAAAAGAAAAAGAAGGAGGGCTTTGAGCGCAAAAAGGATGCTCAGGATTTTGAGCGGGAATTTCTGCTGAAGGCGGAGAAGCGGTGCGATATGTCCTTCGCTTCCTTGGTGCAGCTCTACCAGGAGGATGCTGATCATCGTGTCCGAGGAACCACCAGAGGGACCCAGGACAGCATCATCAACACTTGGCTGCTCCCGTTCTTCGGCAAGCTGCAGGTGGACAAGATCGATGCCGTCACTGTCCGCAAGTGGCAGAACAAAATGATATCCGCTATCAATCCGCACAACGGGCGGAAGTATGCCCCCTCATACCTCCGCACCGTCAACAGCCGTCTATCCGCCATTTTCAACTATGCGGTGATGTACTACGGCCTGCGGCAAAATCCCTGCTTGCCGGCCGGCTTCATGGGGAAGAAAAAGGCTCGCAAAATGGACTTCTGGACGACCGCCGAGTTTGACACCGCCCTGGAGCAAGTAACGAAGCCCGGTTTCAGGGTGGCGTTCCAGATCATGTATTGGTGTGGGCTCCGGGTGGGGGAGTGCTTGGCGCTGACCCCTGCAGATATTCTCCCTTCCAAGATGGTGAGGGTCAACAAGACCCACCACAGGGAGGCGGGGGAGGATGCCCCCGGCCCGCCCAAGACTGACAATAGCGTCCGGGAGGTGCCCATGCCGACGTTTCTCTATGGCGAGGTGCAGAGTTACATCTCCGCCCTCTACGAAATCGAGCCGGGGGATCGCATTTTCTATTTCAACCACGGCACCCTGAACCGGGAGCTGGATCGTGCTGCGGAGGCGGCCGGAATCCAACGAATCAGGATACATGACCTCCGGCACAGCCATGCCGCCTTGCTGGTGGACCTGGGTTACTCCATCGTGGCCGTGGCCGAGCGCCTGGGGGACACGGTGGAGGTGGCCATGGCAACCTACTCCCATCTGTACCCAGACAAAAAGCAGGGGATGGCGGATGATCTGGACCGCCGGGCCAGGGGGGAGCCCCCAGCAGCCCCCGTTGGCATCGACTCCCTCGAGGACGTGTCAGAACGGCTCGAACAGGCCGAAAAAGGAGCTGTTTGAAGCAAACGGTACGTTTCCGGTACGCCAGAGAAAAAGAGTACCACGACGCAACACAACATTTTGTGTCTGCGTCGTGGTATTTTTCACATCAAACGCAATATATAGTGTACGCTCTAAAAATCAATTTATTCCCACTCTATCGTCGCCGGGGGCTTGGAGGTGATGTCATACACAATCCGATTAATATGGGGCACCTCGTTGACAATCCGCACGCTGACACGGTCCAGCACCTCATAGGGAATCCGGGTCCAGTCCGCGGTCATGAAGTCCGTGGTGGTTACGCTGCGCAGGGCCAGGGTGTAGTCGTACGTCCGCCCGTCGCCCTGGACACCTACGGAGCGCATGTTGGTCAGCACCGCGAAATACTGGTCCATGGTCCTCTCCAGGCCCGCTTTGGCGATCTCATCCCGGAAGATAAAGTCTGCCAGACGCAGAGTGTCCAGCTTCTCTTTGGTGATGTCTCCGATACAGCGGACGGCCAGGCCCGGGCCCGGGAAGGGCTGGCGGCTCACC